GCGAAAAGTCCACTGTATTCTCTACCCAATAAGGCTTCCTTCTAGTAGAAGGATGACCTGCGGTACCGCCAGTTGTTTTATCGACTGTTGCCATTAGTTATTCCTCCTATTAGTCAATTAATAAGTGTCTGACCATAAGTGCTTCTGAACGAAGTACCTTTCTGCCAAACACATGCAAACCTCTTACAATATCAGCAAATGAGTCAGGGTCTCTTACTACTTCTGTTTTTGCAATTGCATTAGCAGTAGCAGTTGAAGACATGTGACCAAATAATACTTTAAAGTAATTTGATGTTGAAGAAGCTGCAAAGTTATTAGTCATATAACATCTGAAACCTTGAATGATGCCATCCATTACTCTACCATTTCTGATAGGTGATGCTGCATCTCCAGTTACGGATGCGTCTAGTAGTTTTGATGATGAACTTGCTAAAGCCTCATAGAACTCTGGGCTACCTAAAAACCATCTGTTCTCGAAAGGCACATCATTTCCGTGTAGTCTCTTGGACGCATTCGCCATGATTTCTAACGGATCTGTTTCGGATGAACCAAAACCTGTGTCTGTACCTGAACCATCTGAACCGATAGTTGTACCTGCACCAGATACCATTGCTGCTATAACATTTTCATCGTATGCATCTTTTAGAGCATATGCTCCAGAAGAAGTCGCCAAAGCCTCGAAGTTCACATGAGATTGTCTTTCTTCGATATCGTCAACCTTAAAAGCAAACGCATTAGCTTGGTCTACAGTAAGTTGTAGTTGATCATCAGCCAAGTTTTGGATGTTGATCTGACCACCTCTTGTGTATGAACTCACACTAATTGTTGGTTCCTTAATAATGTTAACAGTATCTCCGTAGGCTTCAATCTCTCCTGCATAGTCTGTATTAGTTATATCTTCTACTACTGATGCAGTTCTAAAGAACTTTTGGACTTTTTGGCTATAGATAATAGGTAAAAAATTACCTGAAGGTAGGTTATCGTAACCTGCCGATTTTGATATTGCCATAATAATCCTCCTATAAGATTGTTAAAGATTAACCATTAACAATTCTACCTTCTTTCCTAGCAAGATCTATCTCCTTCTCATATTTTTCAAACTGAGCAGGTCTCATTTTACTGATCTCACTTATCTTCCAGACTTTTTTGGTACTAGCATCTACATCTTTTTTAGTTGTAGAGGTTACTGACTTTGATGCTTCTAACTTTGAATCAGCTTTCTTTTTAACAATATTTTTATCAGCTTTGTATAAATCTATTGCTCTAGCTGCTAATTTAGCATTAGTTGCATTACTGTATAACCAACCTTTGATTGCTTCATCTTGTTGTTCTACCCACTTATGAAAGTCTTCACTTTTTCTAAGATCTTGGTAGTCAGGATGTAACTTTGCTAATTCAACTTCTGCTTTCTCTTGTTTGACTGCTATTTGTTCAGTCTCTAAGGTTTTAAGTTCAGCTTCAACTTTCTTAGCTTTTTCTTCAGCTTTGGTGTATGCAATAGTTTCAATAATATCATAAACATCAGGATACTTTTGTCTCCATGCATCTACCTCGTCTTTAGTTTTAGGTAAGTTAATTTTGTCAGCATTCTCTTTAAGTTGAGATTTTAGTGACTCAATTTCATCTTTATGTTTTACTAAAGTAGAATCGTAATGTCGTTTAAGATCGCCATAGCGTTTCTTAAACACTTTCTCTTCAGCATCTACAGGGCGTTCTTCGTTTGGAGTCGCTTCTTCATCAGAAGTGTCCTCTGAAACGGTAGCTGTATCGTCTGTTTCATCCTTATCTAAATCTTTTTTATATTTATTTCTATAAGGCGTAGGCTCGAGAAGAGCCTCGGTTGTTTGATCCTGTTCTTGGATCTCTTTTTCGTTTTCTTCCATTTTGTCTCCTTTGGGTGCTGTGGAAGAACAGGTCGCCCTTTTTTATTTTAACTGGGGCTACGACTAAGTAGTCATAGGTGGCCTGTCCGTTGTTGGTGATCCTAATCCACCTTGTGGTGGAGTAGGGCTTTCTGTCATCGCTGATGCAGAAACTGGTTGGTTATTTTGAGTCATATCTTGTATAAACTCTTTCATAGATTCTTCTACACTATCTGAAGGGTATCTATTACTAATAACCGAAACTGGTATTACTATTACAGGTTCTTTTGGACCTCTGTTTTCTACTGCAGATATATCTACACCTTTTGATTGTAGTGCTCTTTTTACATCTGCTGTTAAATGCATATCTAGCACAGCATCATCCATTGATACTGTTTGACCTTGAGCCATGTTGTTTTGTGGCATACCACCCTGTGGGGGAGTTGCCATTGGATCGTTCATCATTCCGTTTGCCATTTTATCTCCTTAATTATATCCCGGTGCTCCGCCACCTTTTTGTCCAGGGAATGCTCCTCCGCTTCCCATAGTTCCTCTTTTTGCTCTTTGTGCTATAGTCTTTTGTCTTGATGCTGCAGCATCTTGACTTGCTTTACTAAATCTAGTATCACTAAATCTTTTGTACCCAAAATCTTTATCTCCAAAACCTCTACCTGGAGGTCCTTCTCCGCTAGTAAACCCTTGACTAAATTCTGAGATATTTGGATCTTTTTTTGGTATACCTTTATCTAATTCAGCTAATAAGTCTGCTCTTTCTTGTTCAGGATCAGGTGGTGAATATCCTTCACTTGCATTTGTATCACCTGTTGCAGGTTGTCTAAGAAACTCTGTATACTTTTGTCTGTCTTTTTCTATTTCAGCTACTATGTCTTTAGGATTAGTAATACCTGACTGTATTAGTTTATTTATTTCACCTTGATTTAATCTTTTACCTTTGTAGAAATATGTATTACCCATCACACTAAAGTCTCCAAAGTTTGATTTAGAATTTTTAAATTTATCTTCAGATTTTACTAATTCATCAGATATTATACCTACCTTAGTAGATCCAAACATTGTCATATCTTCTTCTTTAATATTCATGTTTTCAAGAACATCTTTGTAATAATTATTGCTATCTTCTAATCCATAATAACCCGGTGTATTTGCTAGTACATTACCCTCAGGCACTCCGGGATTCATAACTTTTGTTTTCATTACATCATGAACTACTCTAAGATTTATAAACTGTTTTCCATTTTCATCTTTAACTAGCATTCCTGCTCTTCTTAATTCTCCCTCATCCATAGCATTTTCTATATAAGCTATGCCACTAGCAAAAGGAACAAATGCATTAAATACCTGACCTGCAACAGACTCATTAGGATTAGATGTATATTCTACTAAATTAGTTTTAGCATTGTAAGTATTAAAATCTATCTTGCCCTCATTTTTTAATTCAAAGAATGATTCTATTGCCTCTTTATTTTGTTCAAAAGGATCAGGTCTAGGGGGTTCAGGTCCTTCGTCATCACCGCCTCTATCTTGTTGAATAGGCTCTTCTATTTGCATACATACTTTTGTACCATCATTTAAAGTAACTTGTCTAAATCCTGGTGGGCATGGATCAGCATCATCTTGATCATCTTGATTGTCTTGATCACTAGTATTTCCATATTTAAACTGTGGATCATTAGATGTAAAAGAGTTTGTATCTATAAAATTTTGTGGTACATTTACATACGACCACTGTTCAGCTACAGGGTCGTATCTTAACTCCATATTATTTCCTGAATATTGTGATGCCATTTATTTAAGTTGTTCCCTCATCTTCAGGAGTTCCTGCAGCGAAGCCGCTCTCCCCTGGAGTCGGTACACCTCCTGCTCCGATGTTGCCACCACCAGTCCCTGTAATGTCATTTGCATTCGCTCCCGCAGGAGTTCCTCCACTAGAGGCCATTGCGGACTGTTGATTATTGCTTTCAGTTTGTTTGTTACCATTTGCCATCCCCATTATTTTTGCAAAGATCGCTGCTCTTTCAGGATCATTAATTAATTTTTCAGGTTCAATATCTAAAGATTTTGCTATCTCAGATAGTATAGAATGCCATCTTACAAAAGGAGCAAGATTCTGATTAGATGCAACTTGTAAGAATGTTAGTAATCTTTGTGATCTAACTTCTTTTTGCATTAGAGATGATGTACCTCTAGCTTTTACATCTAAGTCTCCTTTTATTTCAGGTGCACTATCATTAAACTGCATGTTCCATGCAAACAATGTTTCACCTAAAGGTCTTAGTAAGAAATCATCAATATTTTTTATAACTGTTTTTATACTTAAAGCTGCAGCTCCCATTAACATTGACATGCCTGCTGCAGTTCTTGTTGTGCTTTGTACTCCTGTTGTACCATGAGAGTATGAAGGAATACCTGTAGATTCATCTGCTAGTTGTCTAAACTTATCAAACATCATTAAATTTTCTTGTGATGTATTAGGAAACTTAACACCATGTATAGCTTGACCCGGCATTCCGCTTTGTCTTCTAAATATCTTACCAGGAAATACTTTCATATCTTGACCAGGCACTAACATAGTTTCATCAATGTCAAATACTAAATTACCTGCTAGTGCTAAATTATCAATAGCCATTCTTGCATGACCATTCATAATAGTTTGAGAGTCGTCCATATTTTCTGGAATACCTACACCAAAAAACTGATATGGATTTATTTCATAAGGGCATATTAAATATGGTAATCTATTTGGTGTAAAAGGATTTAATACTAATCTAATTACTTCTCCATTACATATCCAAGCATTAACTTGTATTTCATCAAGTTCATCACTTTCTTCATCGAGTTCTATACCTGCCTCTTTTGCTAAATGAGTATCTAATGTTCCCCAATATTCTAGAATCTCATATCTATTTTTATTAAGTTCGTCTGTAGACTCTCTGTCTTGTAAAGATGATTCATAACCTCTAGGCTCATATGAAGGACCCATAGATAAAGAATTTTTTATAGCCTCTTTTCTAAAGTAAGGTCTGTTCATTAAATCTCTAACTTGAGATCTAGTGTATATGTGCCTTTGAATAACATAGTCGGCATCTTCTATTCTAGTAGCATCAGGATCAGGATAGAAATCCCAACAAGATACTGATTCTATTTTTGGCACTAGT